TAATTGACCTTAGCATCATATGCCATCGTAACTGCGAGTTCAAGAAGTTTCATCTTGTCATCCAGTTTATCTACAAGGCGAACGTCATGGATGTTATACTCTACAAACTTTTGCCAATCATTTGTATAGAATTCTTTGAAGGTATCAAACTCACTATGATCAAGTTTCTTTTCGCCAAGTTCTACTTCACAGATATGGTCGAGACGATATGACTCTTGATTGGTATAAGTAAATTTACGATACAGTTCAAGATAGTCAAGCGTTGCAATACCACTAATGTCATATGCAATCTGCTTGCGACCTTTAATAAAGATCTCTCGACATAGAGTAGTTCCCCAAGGAGAAATCAAACGGGTTTCTTTTTCTCCAAGAATGCGTTCAACCCTACGAAAGATATATGGCATATCGAACAGTTGAACGTTCCACCCAGTAATGATGTCTGGATAGTTGGAAGACCACCAGTGAAGGAATCCTTTCAGTAATCCAGTTTCAGTTTCGAAATGCATGTACTGAACATTAGGATCATTGTTATCAAAAGGTCTTGCACCAAATACAATAATGCGACCCATAACACTATCCTTCACACTAATACAAAGAATCTCTTGGTCAGCAGATTCAATATCAGGGAATCCATTCTCTGCACCAGTTTCAATATCAATAGTAAAGATACGAATCTGATTCATATCAAACTTGATTTCTTCATCAGGATACTCTTCAAGAATATACTGATTTAGAAATCTCGTCTGACCATAGATTTGAAAGTCCTCGATCTCACCATGATCTTCAATGAATTTCTTAGCGTCACGAATTGTTCCCTGTTTCACTGGACGAACATATTTGCCGTCCAGTGTTTTCCATTCTGATTCTTTTGACGAAGGAAGAAACAAGGTTGGATTATATTTAATTTTATCTTGAAATTGTTTACCATTTTCATAACCACGAACCAGGAGATTATTTCCTGATTGTTGAACACTAGTGTAAAATTTCATTAGGTTTCTTGTTCAAGTAATTCCAAATAGGTTTTCATAATATCTGGCTTTGGTTCAGAAATTACTGTGATATCAGAAGATCTAACAATAATTTCTGAGTCATCGCTATAAGGAGGATAACTTCCAAAGCATGTCCCATCAATTTGATAAGGACATTTTAGCACACAGTCAGGATCACCAAACTCTACACCAGGGATTTCTTCAATTTTAGCAACAATCCAATCTCCATCAAGCTTGATCAGTTTGATCATTGTCCACTCCAGTTTCCAAAACTTTATTGATTTCTTCTTGTTGAAGTTGAGCATTTCTACTATTCATTACTTGCTCAACAACTTCAACTTTTGATTGGTATGCTTGATCTAATCCAGCATCAGAAGTTCCATACGAAATAATACCATCATATGGAATCTTAAATTCATAATCAATAGAATAAGGACACCACTTAGAAAATTTTACTTGAAGATCTTGTTGTGGATTATCTGGGTTTTGAACTTCAACTAAAGAAAGAATATACGGATGTCTCATCAGCAGACAAATTCCTTTTTTATTATCTCCTTCTCCTTCATATACCTCTTTAAGATCACAAATAATTTGTTCACCAGTTTTTAAAATAACAATAGTAGAAGCCATAATACCTCCAAAAATACATTTCTATTGTAGCACAAAAAATGAAAAGGGGCAAGTGCTGATGCTGACCAGCTGCCCCTTATATGCGCCGACGATACGATTTATTTATTCGGTAAGAAGTTGTTGCTTACCAGATCCAATAGTATAAGTCGTTCGCTTTTTCTCCTCTGGAATAATCTTTTCCAAAGAGATTGTCAATAAACCATCCATATATTCTACAGAGGATATTCGTACATCGTCTGCGAGTTGCCATGAGTGATTAAAGGAACGTTTCGATAATCCTTTATGTACATACACTCGTTCAGAATCTCGCTTTTCAACTCTTGAGGCAACTCGGAGAATGTTTTGTTCAGTAGAGACCTCGATCTCTTCTGCTTTAAATCCTGCCAGAGCGACTTCGATTTCGTAATTAGATCCATCGTGTTTGATTAAATTGTAGGGTGGATAACTGGTGTTATGCCCAGACATTGCCTCTAGACGATTGAATACATCATCTAGACCTACTGAAAATGGGGAATAGATATCCCATGTGTATTTAGTTGGCATGGTTGTTCTCCTTAAATAAGCGAGTGTTTTCTTAGGATCCTAACTAGGCATCCGTAGCGTATGGGCGGTCATTGACCACATACCCATCAAAATTATATAGACAAAAAATAAAAATGGCAAGGTGTGGAAACCTCGCCATTTCTTATACGGTCATCAGTATTTCATAACCTCGTTTTCGATACCAATCAAGGTGTGATTTGCCCCATGGAATAGTTAACCACTTAACTTGTTTGTCAGGTGTCAATACCATCAGGGTAAGCATTCTCATACTTCAGTTTTTTTTCTTCCGATATTGTACTTACTTTCTAAAGTCCAGTCATCCTTTTCTTTAAAAGAAAGAACTTTAATCTGATTAAGTGGAGCAACATCTTCTATTTTTTCTGGAGTAATTACTTCAATTAATCCCCAATCAGAAAGTAATTGAATAATTCTATTGCGACGTTGAACATCATTTAATGATAGATTGGTTTTCTTACCATCAAGAGCAAACAATTCTTTAAAATGAACAATATAATATTTGCCTTGTTTATGTAAGATATGGCAAGATTGATATAGCTTTTTTTCCTTTCTAGAAGCTACACCAATTCTTGTGAGTGTTTCTCTAACTTTAAGAAAATCATCAGGTTGTCCCAAAGATACTTCTACCATGTCAGATTGTTTCCACTGCAATTCAATATCAGTCGTCATTTACTTCCACCTTTATTCAATACCGTTTTAATGTTATCAAGTTGTTCTTTAGTGAGAATCCTCAATGCTTCTAGAGATTTATTATGATTGTAACCATAATACTCTTTCACCAATTCAAGATGCTCAAGTGTTTGTTTTTTAATCCAGGGACTAAATCTTTTCCTTGGCTTCAAACTATTTATATAAAAATCGTATTGCATCTTATGATCTAAATGAGCATTTTTATTCATCTCATTAGAATACAATACACTATCAACATGATAGGCAAGACACTTATTAATAATATAAGGTGGGTATCCACTAACTGCTTCTGGATTACCATCCAAAATATTTTTTTTACTTTGATTAATTGAATAAAGGTAATCTTTAAGTTCTAGTTTCATAATACAGCAGTTACAGTCATAATTTTTGCAGTTGGATTTCTTGCAGATGCAATTTTCTTAGCCTCATTAAAGCTAGCAGCATTAACTTCTTCATAGAAGACAGTGCCCATTACATAAAGCTTGACTTTGCAACGCATGGTTAAAAAGCTCCTTGTGTTTCATCTAGTATAAATGCAGGATGATCCAACTGGGAAGATCGTTGGACACTTTTTGTATTGTCATAAGAAGGAGGATGATATTTCAAAAATTCCAAAAATGTCATCTTCATTTCTTTATTTGTCATGCCACAATGCATGGCTGCTTGTGGTAAATTCATAGTTGCATTATACAATCCCCAATTAGCTTCAGATACATTTTGAGGAGTAGTTTTTACTTTTGTCATAGATAACGAATCTCATCAACATAACCAGCATTAATTGCTGTTCTAATCATGGCATCAGAATAACTATTTGGTTTAGGTTGTGCAGAAAAATAAACAACGTAATATGCAGATGGATCATATGCTTTCAATAAAGCTCCATTGCATACTGCTTTTTTTACATTGTCTGTTCTTTGTGCTCCTGGTCTTTTCTTCCCGCCAAAACGTCCACCCTTTGCTTCAACATATTCAGTTCTAGTTGGAAGATCTGCAATATAATCTAGTTCAATACCAATCTCTCTTATATGATAATTTTTCCCAACTATAATGCCATTCTGGTAGATAAGATCATTTTCCACAAATAGTTCAAATTCATCCCCAGATTTTTTACTTTCGGATTGAAAATTAATCATTTGAATTCACACCCCATCATAATTTCAGTAAGACAAGCAAGAAGATTAATCTCTTGATCGGCAACAAAACAAATTTGATATTGATATTTTGCCACAATCAAAACAGCTTCTGGAATAGAAGTTGGTTTTAAGTTATCATAAAGAACATCATAAATTCTTCGAATAACAAGATTCGGATCATTGTCTATGTTTTCTGCTACCCACTTCTTGACATTAGTAAACTCTTTATTCTTTAACGAGGCTAGGAGTTGATCAATAGTAATATCAGCAACATCAATTAAAATAGCAGAAGAAATTTCTCCGTTAGATGAAAATCGTTGACATTCGTTTAGTACTCTACGCCAGTCTGGATAATATCTCTTGACAATTTTCACAAGAATTTTATCTTCATATTTAATTGTATTTTCATCAAGAATAAATTTTAACCTATTAAAAAATTTATTCTGAAGATCCATCGCTTCTTCTTTTTTGATTTTGAAATCGATTACAGTGCAACGTGAATGCAACGGATCGATAATTTTATTAGGAAAATTACATGTGAAAATAAATCGGCAGTTTGTATGGAACTCTTCCACAGCTGCCCTCAGCGCCAATTGTACGTCAGATGAGGTGTTGTCTGCCTCATCTATGATGACCACCTTGTGGGCGCTCCTAGAGGTCAATGAGACGGTCGTAGCGAACTGCCTGACCTTGTTCCTCACCGTGTCGAGGAAACGTCCTTCGTCCGAACCGTTAATGACAATGTAGGATGCTCCGATCTCATCACAAACCGCTTTGGCAACTGTGGTCTTTCCCACACCAGCAGAACCACAAAGGAGAAGATTAGGGATCTCTTTCTGTTCAATAAATCCTTTAAACGAGTTTTTAATATTCACTGGAAGAATACAATCCCCAAGAGTATGAGGACGATATTCTTCCACCCACAAAAATTTCTTATTCATCAAGGTTCAAGAGCAATATAATAAAGAAGATCAATTGCAGAATGTTTCCATTCTGTAATTAGATGTTTTGAAATTTTAACTTGGTAATCACCAGGAAGCAACCTGATGTTTTCCATCTTCATGAAGAACTCATACTCACCAGTATTATCTCCAGGAAGTTCAAGTGAGAATACATTGCTGGTCTCATTTTCCTTATCAACCAAACTGAGGATAACAGATCCCCCAATAGAATGGAATTTTAGATCAGCAATACCATAGACAGCACTTGCTTTTTGCAAAGCAGTAATGTCTTCCTGGCGAATTGCAAATTCCATATCAGTACCAGGAAAATTAATATTCTTTTCTGGTGCTGCTTTCAATGTAATTTCAGGACTAGAAAAATAATACTTAGCACTACGACCGCCACCACGAATGGTTACATACTGACTATTTTCAAAATCAAGAACTGGATTATCAAAAAGAGTAAGACCAGCAAGAAATTGATTTAGATCATAAATTCCAAACGTTTGAGGAAATGTTTCCTGGCAGTTATATTGAGCAACTGCATT